ACCTGAAGTTGACAGCATCATCTAAGGGCACCTTACTGGAAGGTGAACGAGTCCGCACCCTCTTCGCGCAAACCTCAGATGCCCTGATGAAGTTGGGTGCTGACTCAACCAACACCACTCGCGCCATGAATGCACTGGCGCAGATGATGTCGAAGGGTCAAATCTATTCAGAGGAACTCAAAGGTCAGTTATCAGAAGCCATCCCAGGAGCGCTGAATATTATGTCGCGGGCACTGGGACTGAGCGTGCAGGAAATGCTCAACCTGATGGAGCAGGGCTTGCTGACCTCCGAAGCGCTGGTGCTGTTCGGTAACCAACTCAAGATTGAGTTTGGAGGCGGTGCTGAAACTGCGCGCACATTCAACCAAGTGATTAACGATGTCATCAATCAGTGGACATTGTTGATGAAGGGACTTGGAGATACAGGCGCATGGAGTCTGTTAAAGACGGTCATCGGTGGTGTTGGCACTTCGATGGACGTACTTGCCGCTGCGGCAGGTGCCGGACTGGGAGTGGCGCTGGCGAAAGGCGCTATTGGCATCAAGAATATCACGGTCAATTCAAAGGAATTGATTGTATCATTGTATAATAATGTATCAGCGCATCGCGTTAATGCTTCTGCATCTCTTGATAGCGCACGCGCAGCAGTGGTAGCTGCTCAGGCCATTCAAGCAGAAGCTAGGGCTATAGAAGCATCAACAGCGTGGCAAGCTAAAAAAACCGCAGGTACAACACTAGCTACTACAACAGAACGAGTTCATGCTGCTGCTACAGCCGATCTTGCGATTAAGACTGGCTTGTTGACGAGTGCACAACAAAGGCTTGTTGTCGCAGAGAATGCGGTGATTGCTTCAACAACTCTAGCATCACGAGCAACGGCATTATTGTTTGGCCCAGTTGGGGTAATCGCATCTGCAATAGGGATGGCGGCAACATTTGCGCTATCATTTGGCGACATCGGAGAGAAAGCCGACATCTCCAAACAAAGCCTTGAAGAATATGCTAAAACCATTCAGGATACTAGCAATAAAGAGTTAGTAGCATCTATTGCAACTTTAGATGCGCTTGCTAAAGAAGCAGAAGCGGATGCAAAGAAAGCACAATCAAAAGTAGAGTTATCTAAACAAGAAGAAGCCTACATGGAAGTGATGGGTAGGCGCTTCTTTGGTGAAGAACAACTCGCTGATGCTCAGACTCGCACCATCGAGTTAGAACGAGAGTCCGCAAAAGCACAAAGTGAACAAGAAGAAACATCCGCTAAATTGAATCTAACCCGCGCTGCACTCATCGGAAGATTGGGTGATATGTATAATGCGGAATCAGGTTTGATTGGAGAGACTTCAAGGCTTCGTGATGAGCAGGAAAAATTACATCAGAAAACAGAAGAATTACGGCTAGGAGTTGAGAATGGAACCGCATCCTATAATGATTATTATAATGCACAGCTTCGTGAAATAGAAAATGCCGCAAAGTTACGCGCATCTAATGAAAAATTAGGTGGAGTGCTTCATGAATTAACTCTTGTGCAAAATGCCATTCAGAAGCAAGCAGAGGAAAATGTTGGTGCCTATAGTGGATTAACCAAGGGATCAGAAGAATACAATAAAGCGGTTATGGATGAAGCACAACGCATCCGTGAGCATTTCCAAGAACTCAGTAAACTCACAGAACAATTATCTGCTGCCACTATTGCAACACGCAATTTAAAGGCACAGACTGATGCCCATGCGACAGTCAGTAAAGCGATTAGTGATGCTTTAGGAAAAGAATCCAAATTAACTGCTGATGCTGCACGCCAAAGAGAATTGCTAGTAGAACAACGTCAGATTGAGTTGGAGTCATCAAAAGAACAAATTGTTTTGATGGCGCAGGAACAGTCGGCAATAAGTGCAGAACTTGCATTAAGAGAACGCGAACTAGAGTTAGGTACTAAAAAAGATACAGAAGTTAAGAAAGAAATTGGTTCATTACAGAATCAACTTACATTAAAGAAAGCCGAAATCGAAGCTCGGCTGAAAAATGTCGAAGCACTCAAATTAGAAGCAATGGAGGCGGCTGCCACAAATTCTACGATGTCTACGGCCATGAAAGACATCGAGAATGACATTAGGATGACGAATATTGCTCTGGCTGAACAGAAAGAGGCTCGCATTCAGGCTGCGATGGCAGGAAAACTGAATGAAGAACTCATCCCGCTCAATCAAAATATTCTTGAATTAGAGAAACAACTGGCTGTTCAAAGTCAAAACAAAGCCATCATCATGAGGCAGGGGTGGGAATCCATCGGGCAGAGTCAGGAGGAAGCGGCGACTGGGATGGACTTCCAGACTCGACGGATGATTGATGCGTTTGGTGAACTGGCAGGAAAAGGCAATCTGACATCGCAACAGTTGACATCATCGTTTACTGATGTGTTGGCTAAGGCGAATACCACATCTGAACTTCAGGCTATAGGAGTTCAACTATTAAAATTACAAGCAAGTGGTAAATATTCCACTGATGCTCTTGAAGCAATGTTTGTAAACTTGGCTAAAAAGTTTGAAGAAACTGCAAAGTCTGCAAATCCACTTATTGAAAAGATGAATCAACAAATAGGAGCGAGTGAAAAACTTGTAAGTGCTGCTCGTAGTGAAGCACAAGCATCTGCTGATCTTGCAGGTGTGAAAGGTCTTGAATATACAAGACGAGAGAAAGTTGTACAGGTTGCTGAACTGGAAGCTAGTTTAGCAGTATTATCAGCACAAAGAAAACGTATCGAAGCACAAGCGGCAACTGATCTGCTTAAATCAATTCAGTCTGAAATTGATAAAAAGATTGCTCTTGGTGAGATTATAGATGAAGTAGATCGTAATAGATTAGAATCAGCTACTAATGCAATGAATGTAGCTGTCATTGAAATGGAAGCTGCTGGCAAGGTAGCGGAAGCAGAAGCATTGAAAGCAAATGCACTTAGAATATCAAATGCAAATCAAAAATTAAGCACAGATTCGACCAATACTAATACTAACGTAGTTAAAGACAATACCAGCGCCAATCAGGAAAACGTTAAAGTCATAGACAATGTAGCCAAACTGTTGCAGAGCGCGCAGTCGTATTATGAGAAATCGCGCACAGCGATGGAGGGATTATCAGAAGCCACTCGGCAATATTATGATCTGCAATTTTCATTGGCTCTATCGCTCGCTGGAGTGGAAGGAGCTCATGAAATTGCCATGGAACAGAACAAGGCATGGCTGGCTGGCTTGGATGAAGGCAGTGCCACGATTGCAAAATACCGCGAAGAACTGGAGTTGGCGTGGGATTCGATTGAGCAAGGCAATCAGAAAATGCTTTTTGCTACAAACATCTTTGCTCAATGGGAAGCTGCTGTTGATATTGCTACCGGCAAAGCTAAAGCTGCGTTTTATGAACAGGCGACTTCTGCGGAACTTTATCGACAGAAATTAGAGGAACTTGCGGAATCAGGCACCGGCGATTTGTTTTGGATACAAGCGGCCACCAAGGCCGTCAAAAATGAATTTAACCTGTTGGATGAGGAGGATTTGTCTGGCTTGCAATCGGCGCTGGATGATGCCAACGATAAAATCCGTGAGATGCAGGAAGAAGCGCAGGATGCTCAAAGTGCTTTGAAGGATTTACAAGCCACCTTACTGGAAGAGCAAGGTAGGGAATATGAAGCCAGTTTGTTGCGGCAAGCGAATGACTACGAAACAGATAGGCTTGAAATTATAGAAAAACGCGATGCCGCCGAAGCGGCTGGGAATCGTGCTTTAGTAGACACTTATAACGAACAACTTAGCGTATTGGAAAAAATAAATACTACAAAAGTTAATAACATCAAAGCAGATCAAGCTGAAGAAAATAAAAATGATGCGGCAACTAAAAAAATGAATGCGCTGGCGACAGCTACCGAAAAAGCCGCCAATGCTACAAAAACATTAGCAACTACTGATTTGTCGGGGCTGGTGAACCAAACCAGCGTTTTATCTAGTAACGTCCAAACATTGGGGTCGCTCCTATAATGGGCCTGCTCAATCAGTTTCAAGCCCTCAACAACGTTGACCTGTCCCGCCTCAATGGCCGAGTGGTGGACTTGCGCCAGCAGATTGCCGACGCCCTGGCCCTCAAGGAAAAGATGGCGAACGAGCAGGCCACCGCGCAAGGCGCTAAAGCGGCGGCATCCTCCTCCGCCTCCCCCGACGACCTGATTAACGCCCTGGCTGTGGCCAAGAAACGAGCGAAATAACATGACCATCACTGTTGAGAATTTGCGGTTTTTCAAGTCAGAGCGGATGACTGACTTTGCCGA